GTGGTATTGAAGAAATTGAAGTAACATCTAAAGTTGCTGTAAATGAAACAACAGAGATTGTATCAATTGATGTTGAAGAACAAGATACCTACTTAGTTAATGGATATATTTCACATAACAAAGGTACAAGTGGTTCTCATACTGACTTAAGTGCTTCATCTGCTCCAACTGGTTTAACTTATTCATCACCATCTGTATCATGGACAGCTCCATCATCAACTGGTGATACTGGTATTACAGGTTATGATTTCCAAATAGCTACTGATTCAGGATTTTCATCAATTGTAACTAATGGAGATGTTTCTGAATGGAGTTCAACTTCAGTTGAAGTATTGGTTGGATATTCATTAACACCAAGTACTACATATTATTTTAGAGTAAGAGCGATTGACCATGGATTAAAATCTGCATGGGCATCATTCTCATTTACGGCATAATATTTTTTATGTTTGGGAAAAAATCATATATTTATATATATAAACTAAATATTAAATAAAATATATCAAAATGGCAGAACAAATTCAGTTTACGGAAGAAGAGGTTTCACAAATCAATCAATTAAGACAAGATGTTTCAAATGTATTTACACAATTAGGACAACTTGCTATTGAAAAGAAAAGAAGATTAGAGGAACTTGATGGAATTCAAGAACAACTCTTAGATAAACATAAAGAGTTACAACAAACAGAAGAAGAACTATTTAAAGGTTTAAATGAAAAATATGGTGATGGAAACTATGACCCAGCAACAAATACATTTACACCTGTTGAAAAAAATGAAGAAACAAACAACGAATAGTTTAAAATAATACTTTAGAAAAAGTATTTTATATTTATATGTGTACATTTACACAAGATAATTAACAAGGAGTAATATAAAATGGCAGAAAAAATTGTATCACCTGGTGTATTTACGAGAGAAAATGACCTTTCTTTCTTAGCACAAGGGATTGGAGAAATCGGAGCAGCAATAATTGGACCTTTCCATAAAGGACCTGCTTTCGTACCAACCGTTGTCAATACACAATCAGAATTTGAAGAAATCTTCGGCACACCTGATGGTTCATACTATACAGGATATACCGTACAAAATTATTTAAGAGAAGCAGGAACTGTAACAATTGTTAGAGTTGGTGGAATCGGTGGATACACCGAAGTAGGACCAGCTGCAATTGTTATTAGTGGTTCTGATGGAGGAGAAAAATTAGTAGGAGTATTAAACACCACTCACTTATGGGATAGTGCAACTGGTGTAACAGCATCTATTGATTCTCAAGCATCATCAGCAGCTTTCAGAATTGAATTAAGTGGTTCTAATTCAGCTTATAATACATCAGTATCAGCATCAGTACTTCCAAGTGCTGGAAATGATTTATCAGATGTATTTGGTGAATCTCCAAGAGGTTCTAAAGGTGCATATGCATACAAGTACTTTGAAAATGCAGCAACAGACCAAACAACTTATATTTCAGATAGTGGTTCACAAGTAGTATTAGTAGATTTAGGAGACCAACTTTTCACAAACGATATTCAACAAGCATCAACTCCTTGGATTAAATCTCAGTTGATTTCGGGTGAAAGACATGACTTATTTAGATTCCATACTTTAGGTGATGGTACTACTTATAACCAAGAGTACAAAATTTCAATATTCAATGTAAAAGCAGCAGGTTCAAATAACTCTACTGATTACGCAACTTTCTCAATTGCAGTTAGAAAATTCTCTGACACAAACAAGAGACCTGTAATCTTAGAAACATTTAATAACTTGAACTTAGACCCTGCTTCACCAAACTACATTAAGAAAGTAATCGGTGATAGAAACCTTGTTATCGATGCAAATGGAAAACAAACAGAGAATGGTGATTACGCAAATCGTTCTAAGTACATTAGAGTAGAGTGTAAGGCAGAAGGTTCATTCCCAATCGTGGCAGGACCATTCGGACATTCTAAGTATTTATCACCAATCTCAGGTTCAGATTCAATAACTCCGGCAGTTATTTACTCAACTGGTTCTGCTGATAACACTTCATCAAGTGGTGTTAAGTATAGTGGTATTGATTTAGAATCAACATTAGTAAAAATAGATAATGCACATTTCTTATCACCAACTCCTTTAAATGCAGGATATGGTTCAAATGATGTGTTCGCATTTGATGGTACTGTAACTATTAGTGGTGGTACTCACTCATTTGGATTTGAACTTACTGGTTCAGATGCAACAGATGTTAATAAGAGACAATTCATTGTAGGTTTCCAAGAGGGATTTGATGGTTTATCACCAAATACTGAAAAAGCACTTGCTGGTTCATCAGCAAACTTTGGTAGTGGTAACACTCAAGGATTTGATTGTTCAACTTCAACCGCTAGTGGTTCAGTTGCTTATGTAAAGGCAATTAACTCAGTATCTAACCCAGATGATTTTGATATCAACTTAGTATCAGCACCTGGTATTGTTCGTAAACATCACTCTTATGTATTTGATAAGATTGTTGATATGGTAGAAGCTAGAGAAGATGCATTCTTTATTGGAGATGTTGTTGGTGTAACTTATAACTCTTCAAATGGTAATGTAACTTCAGATACTATTTCTCAGGCTGTTGAACAGGCTGGTAACTTAGATTCTAACTATGTAGGTACTTACTACCCATGGGTTAAAACAATCGATTCAAGAACTAACAGATTAACTGCAGTTCCACCTTCAGTATTGATGCCTGGAATATATGCAGCGAACGATGCTGTTGCCGCTGAATGGTTCGCACCAGCTGGTTTAAACAGAGGTGGTATCGTAGGTGCGGTATCTGTATTAAACAGATTGACACATGCTGAAAGAGATACACTATATGAAGGAAAAGTTAACCCAATCGCTTCGTTCCCTGGTGAAGGTATCGTTGCATTCGGACAAAAAACACTTCAAGATAAGGCATCTGCTTTAGATAGAATCAATGTTAGAAGATTGTTGATTAAAGTTAAGAAGTATATTGCTTCAACTTCAAGATACTTGGTGTTTGAACAAAATACGGCACAAACAAGAGGAAGATTCCTAAATACAGTTAACCCTTATTTAGAAGGAATACAACAAAGACAAGGACTTTATGCTTTTAGAGTAGTAATGGATGAAACTAATAATACACCTGATGTAATCGATAGAAACATCTTGGCTGGACAGATTTTCTTACAACCAACGAAAACTGCTGAATTCATCGTGTTAGATTTCAACATTCTACCAACAGGAGCTTCGTTCTCGGCATAATTAAATAAAAATAAAAAAGAACTATATTTATAATAGTACAAAATAGGAGAATAAAAAAATGGCAGAAGTATTAGAATTTAACGATATGTTCTATACCAATTTCGAACCTAAGATGAAGAACAGATTCATCATGGAAATCGATGGTATTCCTTCATATCTTATTAAAACAGCTAACAGACCTTCGATTCAGTTCGAAACTGTAACACTTGACCACATCAATGTTAAGAGAAAACTTAAAGGTAAAGGTGAATGGCAAGATGTTGAAATCAGTCTTTATGACCCAATCGTTCCAAGTGGTGCACAAGCAGTAATGGAATGGGTAAGATTATCTCATGAATCTCTAACTGGTAGAGATGGATATGCAGATTTCTACAAAAAAGATATTCAATGTTATATGTTAGGACCTGTTGGTGATAAAATTGAACAATGGACTTTAAAAGGTGCATTCATCAATAATGCAGTGTTCAACGATTTAGATTGGGCTAATGCCACAGACCCAGCAGAAATCACTCTAACACTTTCTTATGATTACGCAATTTTAGAATTCTAATACAACTCCACAATATTTTTATAAAGAAAAAAGTTCTCTTAGTGAGAACTTTTTTTGTGCCTATATTTCAACTTTTTAAAAAGTATATATTTATATAAAACAATTTAAATTAAAGTTTATGGCAAATTACGATTTTCCTACCGAAGTGATATCGTTACCATCACAAGGTAAATGTTATCCTGAAGATAATCCCCTATCTAAAGGAACAGTAGAAATAAAATACATGACTGCGAAAGAAGAAGAAATACTTTCATCGCAGAATCTCATACGAAAGGGGGTGGTACTTGATAAGTTATTTGAGTCGATTATAGTAGATAAGGATGTGAATATAGATGACATTCTTATAGGGGATAAAAATGCTATAATGTTAGCGGCTCGTATTTTAGGTTATGGTCCTGAATATCAAATAGAACAAGAAAATGAATTTGGTGAAAAGGAACAAATTACAATAGATTTATCAAAAGTACAAACTAAAGAAGTTGATTTTGAAAAAATAAATTCAGAAAACAAATATGAATTTAGTACCTCTACTGGTGTTAATATTGAATTTAGATTATTAACACATGGGGATGAGAAGAAAATTGATGCAGATATCAAGGCATTACAAAGATTGAATAAAGGTGGAAGTGGAAATACAGGGGAATTAACAACTCGATATAGATATATGATTACATCAGTAGATGGTGATTCATCAACTTCAGCTATTACTAAATTTGTTAATAATCAATTTTTAACAAGAGATACTCGAAAATTCAGAGATTTAATTAGGGAACTCCAACCTGATGTTAATATGGAATTTGAATATGAGAATCCTAACACTGGAGATACGGAGGTGAAGCCCATACCAATGGGCGTGGGGTTTTTTTGGCCTACCGAGTAACTATTCTGTTATTCTTCATAAACAAATTTTTGATTTATGTTATTTCGGTAATGGGTTTACTCAAGAAGGTGTTTATAAACTCCCAATACACCTTAGACGATTTTATTACAAACAATTAGTAGATACTAAAAATAAAGAAAGTGAAGAACTTAAAAAATCCCAAAAAGGGATTAAAGGTTCTTCTCCAAAAGGACCAAATATAAGAGTGAGGAAATAATCCTCACTTTTTTTTTACTCTATATTTATAATAGTATTAATATACCCACAAAGGAGATACTATGAAATTAAATAAAGAAGAAGTAAAACTTTTCAAAGAAACCCATGATAAGTGGTTAAAAGAAGGAAGTGTTTTTGCTAATTTATTTGCTAGATATGTTGCCAGAGCAGTTAAAAATGATAAAAATATCAAAAGTATAGTTGCTAAAGCAGATAAAGATTTAGAAAAAGGTAGAAAATCTATTGAAAAAACTTTAGGTGGCGATAAGAATAAAGTAAAAGATGCATTGCCACCAAATGTAAGAAAAGCTTTAGGATTCGATTACTAATTGGAGTAAGTAAATGGCTGATAAAAAAACCCAAAAAGATTATAATGATGAGTTAAGACAAACTCGTTCTATCTTAGGTGAAATACAATCTAAGATGGATGACCTTGTCAAAAAATCAGATGGGAGAAATAAAAAGCTTGCACAATTTGTATCCATGAATAAAAAAATTCTTGGAGATTATGCTAAACAAGAACAATATGAAAAAAACATAGCAAAATATACATCAGCGAGAGAAGCAACAGAGAAAAAAATAATATCTCTTCAGGCTAAAAAAGATTCAGTTTTAAAAAGTTCAGTTGGTAAATCAGCCGATATACAAAAACAGGCAAACGCAGAGGCAAAAGAAATACAATCTCAAATTGATTTACAATCAAAAAAGGCTAAAGAGATTGATGGGTTGCTCCAAAAAGAAAAAGAAAATCAAGCTGGACAAGTAACTTCAACAAATTTAGAATCAAAATTAAATGAGCTTGTGTTACAAAGACAAAGTATAATGAACACCAACTTTGGTGTAAATGAAAAAAACAAAGCAAGTTTATTAGGACAAGTAAAAGCTCAAGAGTTAATGATACAAAAAAGTATCAACACTCAGGCTGTTATGGATAGTGTTGGTAAATCTGTTGATAATGTTACTGATAATATCGGTAAAGGTCTTGATAATGTACAGGATACTATCGAAAAAATTCCACTTTTAGGACCTGTATTGGGTGGTATGTTTGAACCATTTAAAAATCAAGTTAAAGAAAAAACTAACTTTTTAGGAGAACAATTTAAATCTAAATTCAACGAATCGTTTAAGGCGGGTATTGATGGAAATCAAACCTTTGCTCAAGCTTTCAAAGGAGGTATTACGGATGCAACTAAGCATGTTAGTTCATTAGGAAAGGCTTTCTTAGGAACAACTGCTGGAATGATAGCTGCAGCAGTATTAATAGGTGCTGTATTAGTTAAGGCATTCCAAATGGGATTTGATAGGTTTAAAGAAATTGCACAAGCAGCAAGAGATTTCAGAAACGAAACTGGATTATTAAACTCTCAAACCACTCAATTGGAGGGTAATATATCAAGAGTTTCAGCAAATATGGCAAATCTTGGTGTTAGTGCAAGTGATGTATCAAAAGCCGCTTCTGAATTTGTTAATGAATTTCAAGGAATAGAGCAACCATCTGAAGCAGTATTGGGTTCAATGGTGATGTTGAACAAAAACTTTGGGGTAGGTATTGCTGAAGGAGCTAAACTTAATAAAGTATTCCAAAACATAGGTGGATTAACTGCAGAACAATCTCAGGCACTTATAGGACAAACCGCTGAAATGGCTAAGATGGCTGGTGTTGCTCCATCTCAAGTTATTGATGATATGGCAAAATCTTCAGAAGTTGCTTATAAATACTTCCAAGGTTCACCAGCAGAATTAGCAAAAGCCGCTGTATCTGCAGCTAAATTAGGAACATCTATTGAGGAAGCTGGAAAGGCGGCCGATAATTTATTAGATTTCCAAAGTTCTATATCAAAAGAACTTGAAGCAAGTGCAATGTTAGGAGTAAACCTTAACTTGGGACAGGCTAGATACTTGGCAGCAAATGGAAAAGTACTTGAATCTCAACAAGCAATTCTCGATGAAGTAGATAAGATAGGTGATATTTCAAAACTTAATGTTTATGAACAACAGGCTCTTGCAGAAGCAACCGGTATGGAGTATTCATCATTACTCAACCAACAAAGAATTAGAGAAAGGTTTGGTAAATTAGGCAAAGAACAATTAGC